GGAGCAGGCTTTAGCACGGAGGACATCTCCTACACGCTTACTGGGGTGGACAGGCAGGCGGTGGCACACAGCGCAGGAGCGCCAGCAGTCTTCCGAAGAGTAGGGCCGAGCGCCTATCGTGAATCAAAAGGTTTGGCTGGGCCGAATCTTGCCAGCGGAGGCGATGTTGGCGGAGGTAGTGAAAACATAATGACTTTTTCTGCTCATTTGACGGATGCGTCAGCGGAACATCGTCAGCAAAATCTTTCACTTTTGACGCAAGGCGATGCCGCAGTGCTTCTTGACAGCGTAGGTGGCACAGAGGACGAGGATGATTTGCTCCCAGTTGGGCTGGACTCACACCGCTACCGCTGCTGCGGCAACGGCGTGGTCGCTCCAGTCGCCGAGTGGATTGGCAGGAGAATCGTAGAAGTAGACCGCCGCTGGCGGGAGGAGGAGGCAAAGTGAGCAAGCGGTACGAGTTCGTGAAGGCAGAGCAGCGCAGTCCAGAGTGGTTTGCACTTCGGGTTGACGGCATCACGGCGACCGATGTCTCGGTCATCGCGGGGCTGAACCCATACAAAACTCCCTATCAACTCTGGGCAGAGAAGCGTGGAGCCTACACGCCTGATCCAGTTGGACCAGCAGCGGTGCGCGGCATCCTGCTTGAGAACACGGTGGCAGAGTTCTACGAGATGGAGACAGGTCGTGAACTGCGACGAAGCAACGGCATCGTGAGGCTCAAGGACATTCCGTGGGTGATGGCATCGCTGGATCGCACCATCGTCGGCGAGGAGGGGCTGGTTGAGATCAAGACGAGCACCTCGCCGCGCTGGAGCCTGTACCCCGTACCGCCCGAGGTAGAAGCCCAAGTGCAGTGGCAGATGTTCGTGACAGGCGCACCGTGGGTGGATGTCGCAGCGCTCTTGGGCGGCCTCGTCTTCCGCATTGAGCGCGTGGTTGAGGACTTTGAGTTCCAGACGCGGCTCTACCAGAAGGCAATCGCCTTCAGGGATTGCGTGATGAACGGCACGCCACCGGCGCTGCAAGGCGAGGACTCGGACGCGCTGGCTGCGGTCATCCCGTGGTCGGGCACCGATGAGTTGGCGCAGGCGAACGATGGCATTGAGCGCGTGGCTGCGCTCTACGCCGAGAAGCAGTACGAGTCCAAGTTGCTGGATCAGGAGTTGCAGAATCTCGCGATCTCACTCAAGGAGGCGATTGGCGAGAAGGCAGGCGTCTACGGCGAGGGCTGGCAGGCGACTTGGAAGCAGAACAAGCCGACCGTCAAGACGGATTGGGAGGCAGTGGCGGAGGTCGCAAAGTCGGTCGCGCCGGACACCTACGAGTTGGCGCTCAAGACGCACACCGTAGAAAAGCCTGGGGCACGGGTCTTCAGGTTCAAGACAGAGGAGGTGGACAAGTGAGCAGAGACATCGCAGCGGCGCTGGCAGCGCCATTTGACGCAAAGGATCTCAAGACGCGCCCTGGCAGATCAGGAATGACCTACACATACGCAGATGTGCGGGCCATTGACACGAGGCTTGATGAGGTCTTCGGCACGATGGGGTGGTCGTTCTCTTGGGAGGTGGTAGATGCGGCGAACGCGGTTGTCCGTGGTCGGCTGATCGTCAGTCACGAAGGAGCGCAGAAAACCATTGAGGAGGCTGGCTATCCGAACGCCGCAGGGCGAGACGAGGAGCCGCTGAAGTCCAGCGTGACAGATAGTCGCCGCAGGGCAGCCGCTGCACTCGGCATCGGCAGGAGCCTCTACAGCCCAGAGAGGGGTCAAGCCCCAGCACGGGCGGCAGCGCCCGTCAGAAGCCCGCAAATGGGCACGCCAGAGGCTTCTGTGAGGGCCTCCGACGATGACATCTTGGCGGCACAGGCAGCGATCATCTTCGCGCAGGGGGTGACCGATGATGCCTGCTCGCACGGCGAGGCGTGGCAACTCAAGCCAGGCGGCGTGAGTAAGGCGAGCGGCAAACCGTACAACCCATTCTGGGCGGCGAGCCACAAGGCTCCTGACGGCTCGTGGTGCAAGGACAAGCCGAGCATCAAGTGGATCGCAGGCAAGAGCGCACCGGCACCGAAACTCGTGCCTGAGGATTCCCTTGAAGAGTTGCCGTTCTGATGCTGGACACTCGGCTCCACGCGCGGATGGCGAGCGGGCACGACTGGAACCAGCGGGTTGGGGAGTATCTCCGCTCGCAGGGTATCCCGTGCGAAGTGCCTGACTTGCAGTACGCAAAAACGGAGCAGGAGATCGCGCAGTTCAGTGCGGAGGAGAAGGACATCATCCTTTGGGATGGGTCAGTGCTAGAGGTGAAGTCTCAGAGCCGTGAGTTCGGCGCTCAGCCGACTCAGTACGCTTGGGATCACTTCATCGTGGACACGATTGGGTACCGCCTCAAGCGGGTCAAGCCAATCGCCTATGTCTTCGTCTCCAAGCCGACCGGCGCGATGCTCACGCTAAACACAAACACCGAAGCCTCGTGGTGGGAGGAGACGATCACAGACGGTCGCGATGGCATTCCGTCTAAGTCGCTCATCTCAGCAAAGGCGAACCTGCGAACGATGGCAGCACTCATCGCGCACCTGCGAGGCCGCTACGAGGCGAGCCTCGGCAACCAGCCGTTCTAGGAGGCACAAATGGCGTGGATCAAAAAGGACACGAGGACGCTGAAAGACCCAAAGATCGTAGAGTTGCTCGCCCAACCGAAGGGGGCGGAAGCCTATGTTCTCTGGGATGCGGCGCTCTTTGAGGCGTACCATCAGACCCCGAAGGGGGAGTTCGCGAACGAAGCGCACCTCAAGGCGTGCGTCGCCGGCGTTGCGGACATCAAGCATCTGAAGAGGCTGCTTGGCCTCGGGCTGCTCACGAGGGGCGACGGCGGCTCCATCATCGTCACGAACTGGGGGAAGCATCAGGCTGACCCGACAGCGGCAGCCAGAAAAGAACGCTACAAGAACGCACACGGAACGGACTTGGAACGAAATCACAACGCTCTAGATAAGAATAGAACAGAACAGAGAGAGAATAGACTCTCTTATTCTAAGAGCGGGATTGCGAGTATTGGCGAGATTCTGGCTCAAGGAGGGAAGAAATGACAGGCAAGGAAGAGATGTTGATCCTTGCAATCCGTGCCTTTGTGCAGGAGTATGGATACGCGCCAACGGTTCGGGAGATCTCTGAACTGATGGGGATCGGTCACGGGACAGCCCAGCGGCTGCTCCAAAGCCTTGCCGATAGTGGCAAGATTGAGAAGCGAGACCGCGTAGCCCGCGGCTATCGCATAAGGGGGTTGTGATGGCATTCACAGACTTGGTGCAATGGGCCGCGATGTGCGGCTACGAATACAAGCAGATCCTCAAGACGGAGCACGAGACCTGGGTGGTCGTGATCGCTGACCGCGATGGCAGCGAGATCACCTGCGAGGCAGATACGCAGGAAGATGCCGTGATGGGTATGATCCACCGGCTCAGCGCAATGCTGGAAGGAGGGCAACACAATGGCGGCAAAGAAGGCACCTGCGAAGATTGCGGCAACTAAAGCCAATGCGGGGCGCTGGACGGCGATCCCGTGCTACCTCTGCTCAGGGATGATCACGGAACTGAAGCAGGCGCTCCGCGTGCGACGGCTGGACTATGCCGGTGGCGGCAAGTCCTACTCGTGGGCGCACCGTGGGTGCTGGAAGTGAGTAAACACAGCGAACTGGACATTGACCGACAGAACGCCGAGCGCAGTCGCCGAGGCCGCACGGCACGCGCACGAGGCAACGCCTTTGAGCGTGAGGTCGCAAAGCGTCTAGGCGCAGCCCGCGTTGGGCAGTTCGGCGGCAAGCAGGATGTCGCGAACGAATGGATCGCAGTGCAGTGCAAAGTGGGCAAGTCCTACCCTGAGCGGTTAGATGGCTGGCTTCGCAGCGTGCCCGTCAAGGGCGATCAACTCGCAGCCCTCGTGGTTGGAGATTCACCTGGGGCGGGGGCTAGGCGCAGGACGATGATTGTCCTAGACTTGGACGACTTCATCGCGTGGTTCGGAAAGGAAGACAATGCCAAAGAAGAAGGTTGACAGCATTGAGGATCGCGTAATCAAGTTAGTCGTGCACCGTTCGCAGGTGCTCGGCATCCTCGGGGACACTGAGTATGCCATCGGCTACCTTGACGGAGTGACGAAGGCGATTCAGATCGTCAGCGGCCTTGACTCCATTGAGCGGGCGATCCTGACCGCGAAGATAGAGACCCGCGAGCAGTGAGGCACGCGGTCTGGCTCTGGGCGCTCACGCTGCTCATCACCGCTGCCATCATCTTCGCCTTCCCGAGCGCGCCCGAGGCACCGCTGCGGGATTCGTTCAAGCCAGAGCCTACGCCGGTCGCTGAGTGGCTCGTCCTATCCGTGAAGGGCAAGGCAACTTGGTACGACGCGACCAAGAACAATGCGTGGTACACCCGAGGCGACAAGCCGACGCTCTTCTACGCAGCGGCGGGGCCAGCCCTCCGTAAGATCAAGGACTTCCGCTGGGGCAAGAAGCCGTACCGAATCATCGTGGAGAACCTCAAGAACGGCAAGGCAATCGTGGCGTGGGTGGTGGATTGGTGCCAATGCCGAGGACAGACGAACAACGAGAAACTGGTAGACCTATCGCCCGCCGCGTTCGTCGCGCTCGGGGTACCGCTCGGAAATGGAGTGCAGAAAGTCAGAGTCACAGTCCTGCCATAGCAGGAAGAGGGAGGCGTTCGTGATCCAAGTTCGCAGCGTAAATGGCGCGCATCTGAAGCGCATACTATCGGTGAACTTCCCGCGGCTGTACGCCGTCGCGATCCCGCAGATGGCGCGGGCACTCGGCATCAGTAAGCGCACGCTCTACGCCTACATCCAAGAGGAGCGGCGCGTGCCTGAGTATGTTGAGGAGAGGATCATCAACCTGTACGGCGAGATCCCAGAGAACGGCTGGCGCACGGTTGAGGCGCGAGGGCTGCACACGATCACCCCGACCGAAGATCCCAACGCGCCGGAAGCGCAGGCTCTTGACCTGACTGTGAGCGCCGATGCGAACTGGGTGGAGATCGCGCAGGCCAGCGTGATGGCGGTGGCGACCAAGTTGCACGGTCACGCGATGGGCGAGTGGATCGGGCACCCAGAGATGCTGGATGTGGACGGCAACCCGCTGGATCTCGTCACCGAATGCCGACGCTGCGGGATGCTCGTGGCGATTGACGCTGGGCTGCGAGAGGTCAACGGATTCGCGTGGCGGGCGTTCTGCGGGTCAGACAACCTGTGGAAAGGCGCACGATGATGAGACTAGACAGCCTGCTCTCGTGGTTCCGCGATCACCAAGACAGCCTGCCCCTCGTCATCCATCGGCACAACCTTATGGACGACGGCGGCGTGCCAGCCTGGACTGGCGA